CCGCGTCGACCCAGGTGGGCAAGACGCTTTCGCTGTGCGCGCTGATCCTGTACTTGGCCAAGCACGCGCCGGCCTCGGCGTTGGCGGTACTGCCGGACAAGCGGGCGACGATCGAATTTCGCGAGCGGCTGTATTCGCTGGCGAAGGAGTCCGGCTTCCAGATCCCGCCGGAGTACCGCTGGAATCTGCGGTATATGAACGTCGGTGGAATGCGGGTGTACCTGAGCTGGTCCGGGTCCAAGCAGGGGCTGCGCGGCCGGCGGTGCAAGTACGTCTTCCTCAGCGAGCTGGACGTCTACCTGGCCGGGCATAACGCGGGCGATCCGGTGGAGGCGGCCAGTCAGCGCGTGAAGGCGTTCCCGCGGCACCTGATCTTTCGGGAATCGTCGCCGATCCCGGAGCCGTCGCGGATCGACGCGTTGGAGCGGCAGACGGATCGGCGGCGGTGGTTCGCGCGCTGTCCGGAGTGCGGCACACCGCAGGAATTGCGGTTTTTCCCGCATTCCAAAGGCGAACTGGCCGGCCGGGGCGGGATCGCCGGCCTGAAGGACGGCGACGGGAATTGGGTCGATCCGGACGTCGCGCGGCGGACAGCGCACTACGTATGCGTGCGGGGCTGCGAGATCGGCGACGATCGCAAAGCGGAGTTTGTGCGGGCCGGTCAGTGGGTGCCGCGCGGCTGCTCGATTCACCCGAAGTCGGGCAAGCTGCAGGGGACGTCCGAGCGCGGCAAGCGGGACGTCGGCTTCCATCTGTGGGCGGCGCACAGCAACGCGCAGTGGGGCACGATCGCGGCCGAGTACTTGCGGTGCCGGATGGGAGGCCTGGTGCCGGACTATTTTCAGAACTGGCTGGGCAGGTCGTTCAAGCAGCGCGGGTCGATGCCGACCTGGCAGGAGTTGGCGCGGCGGCTGTCGGTGCCGAGCTATCCGCGCAGCGTGGTGCCGGCGGAGGCGTATTTCCTTACGGCCTCCTGCGACGTGCAGGAGGAAGAGGTCTACTGTGCGGTCCGGGCCTGGGGCGATCGCAAGACGTCGTGGCTGGTGGACTGGTGGGTCTTTGATCGCGAGGCCGGCGACGAACACGAGCTGGTAAAGTCGGATCTTGCGCAGATCGACGCAGCGGTGCTCGACACGCGGTTCCCGGTGCAGGGCCGCAATCCGCGCGGGCGATCGCAGCTCTGGGTCGCGCTGCTGGGGATCGACGCGAAATACAGGATCCTCGACGTCCACCACTGGATTCAGAGTCACGGGGCACCGGCGCGGATTCGGGCGGTGCAGGGCGACGGCACGATGCGCGACGAGCGCTACAAGGAGTCGCTGGTCACCGAGAGCCGGCGGCCGGACAAAAAGACGGGCAAGAAGGTGCGGTACGAGGGCGGGCTGCGGCTGTGGTCGATCAACTCGCTGGCGTACCGGCGGGACCTGGCGGGCCGATTCCAAGCGCCGGCGGATCAGCCGGGGGCCTGGCTGCTGCCGGCGAAGATCGAGGAGTGCGGGCGATTTTACCTCGAGCAGTTGGTCAACGAGCCGCCGACGACGCGGAAAGGGAAAGACGGGCGGCCGCGGCTGGAGTTTGTCGAACGGGACTCGACGATCGGACACGACTACTGGGACTGCGAAGTCAACCAGCTCTGCCTGGCCGACATGTTTGTGGACCAGCTCGTGGGCTCGCCGGGCTGGGACGCGGCGCGGTGGGAGGGGACGCGGGAGTTGCGGCCGGAGGGTCGGCCGGCGCAGGACCGGGCGGCGCGGGCGGTGCCGCGGAGTCGGGCGGCGCGGTGACCGAGTCCTGGTGCGACGTGACGTAGTGTTTTCCGGAAAACACGGGCGTTTTTTGCGCGCGGATTGTAAAAGTTACAAGCGGCGCGGGCGGCGGCGCGGCGGGTCCGATGGCGCGAGGCGGGGCAAGGTTTGTAAAGTTTTCCAAATCCGGTGCCGAATACACGCTAACGAGAGCCGTGTGATGGCCCCGCTGCTGGCACGACGGCAGCGGGGCCAGTTTTTTTCTTGCTGTGGGAACCGGGGCTAACGCCCGCCGGTGATGCGCTATGGACGGCATGGACGCGGTAGCGGTGCAGGACGCGCCGGAAAAGGCCAAGGGACGCAAGGGACCGAAGGGACGCAAGGACGAGCCGGCCAAGGACGTCTGCGGACGCTGCGGGACGGAGCTGTGGGCTGTGGCGGGGCGGCCGGGCTGGGTCCAGTGCCCCCAGTGCCGCTGGGAGGGCCGGACGATCGAGTCGCTGAAGAAGGCGGCTGCCGGACGGATCGCGAAGGCGCGGGCCGCGGCCAACGATCGGGCGGCGCGGTGACAAATCGCAAGGCGGTGACGGATCGCAAGCTGGAAGCTTACGCCACGGAGGCACGATGGCGCAGACGATTGGCTCGCTGCAGACGCGGCTGGACGAAGTGCGGACGGCGATTTCGCGGCTGGTGACGGCGGGGGTGTCGTCCTTCGCGCACGAGGGCGGCGATCAGGCCACGATGGTCGGCCTGGCCGAGCTGCGGCAGATGGAGAGCGAGCTGCTGCGGCAGTTGGCCAGCATGCGACGCGGGGGCAGCGGGCGGTTCCGGCCGATCCGGCCGGTACGCGTGCTGGGGATCGCGATCGCGGTGGCGGCGGCAATCGGGGCCACAGATAGGACCTATGGGACGCATGGGACCTATGCGGGCCCGGGCGCGATGGAGGCGGGCATGCAGGCGGAGTCGATTGTCGCGGGCGTGGGGATCGAGCCGACGGTGCTCAAGGCCGAAGAGTCGCAAAGTCCCAGAGTTGCAAAGTCGCAAAGTTGCAAAGTCCGGGGCGTGGCGACGGGGCGGCGGGCGGCGGTGCCGGCGTACAGCGGGGCCGAGATCACGCGGTTCAACTACGGCTTCCAGCCGCCGCATCGGTCCGGCGATTCTAGCGTGTCCCAGAGCTGGGACATGGTGGTCCGGCGGTTTCGGTGGCTGGCGGACAATACGCCGGTCATGTCGCGGTTGGTCGGGCTGCTGGTCCAGCAGGTGATCGGCGAGGGGCTGTCGGTGTACTCGGCGGCGATCGACCATTTGCGGATCGAAGAGCTGCTCGGACGCGATGGGACCAATGGGAGTGATGGGACGCGGCGGTTGCTGACGCACCCACTGTTTTTGTTCGGCGACGAGTCGGACGCGGCGTTCGAGCGGTGGGCTTCCGAGGGCTGGGCGGACGTCGAGCGGCGACGGTCACTGTGGGAGCTGCACGCCGAAGCCTGCCGGGAGCTGCTGAGTTCCGGCAATTTTCTCTGGCTCGAGGTCAACAAGCCGACGACCGATGGATCGCCGCCGGTGTGTTACCAAGTGATCGAAGCCGAGCAGTTGGATCGAGGCCGGGACCGGGCAGCGGGCCGGACGCAAAATCTGATCCGCCAGGGGATCGAGTACGCGTACGACGGCGAGCCGCTGGCGTACTGGGTGTTCGACGCGCACCCCTACGACGACCAGCAGGGCTGGGGCTACACGACGCAATCGCGGCGGATCCCGGCCAGTCGCGTGATTCACGGGGCGCTGACCACGCGGGCCTCACAGCACTTCGGCGTGCCGCTGGGGCAGGCGGCCATGCAGACGGCACGCGACGCGGATTGGCTGGTGGGGCACGAGCTGACGGCGGCGGCGATCGCCGCGGGGCTGACGCTGCTGATCAAGGAGAGCGATACCGGCGCGGCGCTGAACATGGATGGCGACGATGGGCTGTCGGCACTGAACGAAGACGTGCCGGCGACGTCGCACTTAAGCGAAGTCGGCCTGGCGGCCGGGACGTGTGCGCACGTCGGGCCGGATGAGGACGTGCAAGTGGTCGAGTCGGGGCGGCCGAATCCGGACATCGCTCCGTTTATGGATGTGCTGACGAACCTGGTCAGCATGTCCGGCGGGGTGAGCTGGCACCGGCTGATCGGCAATCCGAAGGGCGCAAGTTTTGCGACGCTAAGGGCGATGATCAACGATGACAGGGCGATGGCCCTGCCGTTGACGAATTCGATCGGCCGGCGGATCGGGCGGCGGCCGAGGCAGGCACATGACCGCTGGTGTGTGGCACGCGGCCGATACCAGAGCGTGGACGCGCGGGAGTACCTGCAGCGGTTGCCGGTGTACGAAGACTACGACGTGCTGGGGCCGCCGTTGCGGCACCTGAACCCCACCGAGGACGTCAATGCGGCGCGGGAGCGGATCCGGTGTGGGATGTCGACGCTGAGGATTGAGTGCGGGCAGCTCGGATTGAGCTACCGCGCTGTGTTGCGTCAGTTGGCGGTGGAGCGGGATTTGACGCGGGCGCTGGAGCTGGCGATCGATTTTTCGAGCGGCGGGGGGGCGGCGAGCACGCGGACCACGACGGATGCGGGGCAGAGTACTTAGAGCTTAGGACTTAGAGCTTAGTCTAAGACCTTAGCTCTAAGCACTAAGAACTGGAGAAGCCGATGGATTGGCTGTTGAGACTGCTGAACTGCTGCCTGGGGATTGACGAGCGGGCGGCCGACCAACTGCGGGTGCTGGCGCAGGGATACGCCGGGGCACCGAGCGGGACGCATCTGGCGGGGACCGTCCTGCACGTCGAGAGCATCGAGGCGATCGGCTCGCAGTTGGACGGCAGTTCGGAACCGGGGGCTAGCGCCCGGCTGATCGGAGCGGCGATCGGGGCGGCGGTGGACACGCGGATCAATCGGGGCGGCAGTCGGGTCAACGGGCGGGCGATCGTGCCGCTGACCGGCGTGCTGGTCGATAGCAATCCCTGGTACGGCGAGACGTCTTATGAGTCGTTCGCCATGCGGTTTCTGGCGGCGATCGACGATCCGGAAGTTTCCGAGGTGATCATCGCGGTCAACAGTCCGGGCGGCATGATGGCCGGGGCGGCGGAGACCAGCGACGTGGTGTTTCGCGCGCGGGGCCGCAAGCCGATCACGGCCGTGGGGGTCAATGGGTACATGGCCTCGGCTGCGTACCTGGTCGCCAGTGCGGCCGACAAGGTGTATTCCACGGTCTCCGCGTTCTCGGGCTCGATCGGCGTGGTGATGATCCACATCGAGATGGCGCGGGCGCTGGACAAAGCCGGCTTCGGTGCGACCGTGCTGCGGATGCCCGACAAGAAGGCGATCGGCAACGACGTCGAGGTGTTGACCAAGGAAGCCTACGACCTGTTGATGCGCGAGGACATCGAGCCGGCGTATCGGCTGTTCGTCGAGCGCGTGGCGCGGAACCGGGGCATTTCGGCCGAGGCGGTGCGAGAGAAATACGGCCAGGGCTTGGCGCTGATCGCCAGCCGGGCGTTGGAAGTGGGGCTGATCGATCGCGTGATCGACTGGCAAGAGTTCGTGGGCGGGCAAAAGCAAGTCGGACAAGTCGGACGTGTCGGACAAGTCGGACAGAATCAGAGTGACACGGAGGTTGCGGTCATGAAGTTTAGCGCGAAGTTGAAGGCGTTGCTGTTCGGGTTGGGGATTGTGCCGGCAGTGGACGCGACGGACGAGGTGTGCACGATTGCTTGCCAGGCGTGGTTTGCGGCGCGGGGGCAGGCCCTGCCGAGCGACGAGGCGGCGATCGAGGCGGCGGTGAAGACGCCGGCCAGTGGTCAGGGTTCAGCAGTTCAGGGTTCGGGGAACGCGCAGCCGGATGCGGCCGCCGTCCAAGCGGCGGTGCAGACGGCCCTGCAGGCCGATCGGCAACGGCGGGCGGACATTCAGGCGCGGGCCACGCTGCTGGGCGTGGCGGCTGGCAGTGCGCTCTTGACGGCGGCCCTGGACGGCAACCAGACTCCGGACCAGTTCGCGGCGGCCGTGGCCACCGATGCAGTGGCCAACAACCGGCCCCTGCAGGCCACGCGGCAGATCACGCCGGGGGCGAGCAGCCACGACACGTTCTGCCGGGCGGCGATCGACGCGCTGTTGCTGCGCAGCCAAGGCACACTGCTGGCGATCGGCGCCGCGCAGAATCGCGGCGCGGCCGGCCGGGACGCGGCCCAAGACGCGATTCGCCAACTGGTCCAGGACAACGGGACGGTGCGGCAGATCGCCGGCATGCACTGGCGCGAAATCATGGCCACGGCCGTCGAAACGCGCGGCGTGCGGCTGCGCGAGCGGGACGATCTAA